ACACTAGGTTCAATCTCAACGTCCCACTTAACTCCCTTGAACTTCACAGTCTTAAGTTTCTCGTTGATTATCTCAGCGTTCATGAATCTGTAGTCATTCTTGAAGTCACCCTTTTCATTCTCGAAATGGATTCCTGTTGGAATGGTCGCACCGTTTCTCTCACCGGACAACACAGTTATGTTCGCCTTCTCCTTGTACTCCGGACACTTCAAGTGTATGTCCAGTTTGCCCATTTGTGGCATACCGAACGTACCCGTCATTTCCGTTTGTGGTTTGTGGAAAGACCCTTGTAGGATAACGGATCTGTCTTCAGCCATAGAGTCGATTGCAGTTTCCTTATCGTCTCCAGTGATTTTGACAAGATCCAAGAATCCCAGTCCATGCGTATGTTTAACGATGTCTTTTAAGATGTCTATCATAATGTTGTTATTGTATAGTATATTTAGATCTTAGTCTAGTGTTATTTCAGAAACTTTGTACACAACCGGATTTTGTTTACCAGGCTTACGGAATATGGCGTAACTGGCACCAGGTCTGAACTGATTCATTTCTACAACTGTATAACCTTCATCCTTGATCATTTGGGCCATGGCAGTTTTGGTATTGTAGTTCCAATATCCCCTCTTGGCCAGATCCAGTTCAATGTCATAGTGGCAATCTGCATACTGAATAAAAACATAGCCACCAGGTATCAGCACTCGCTTGATATCGTGTAGGTATTGTTGCACATGTTGTTGTGTAAAGAAAACAAATGTGTCCCAACTGAACACAAAGTTGCAACTTCCTTGTGGGATATTTGTACACTCTGTGTTACGAGTCTTGTAAAATTTTAGGTACTTGTGGTGCTGTGGATTAAACTTTTGTAATATTGGTCTCTCAACGGCATGAGTTATATCTAAAAAATAGTTTAGTCTCCATGACCTAAAGTCTTTAGAGAACATACCATTACCTGGTCCTATCTCCAGGCTATTATAGAGATTTGTCTTTGCGAATTGGAATATCTTACTTTGTACCTGTCTCATGGTAACAGGGTCGATTACTGGATTTTTTAATTTTTCTTCTCTATCCTTCATGTACCATTCAGGTGTTTTGTCCAGTCTGTCAATAATTTGTTTGTTGTTTGCGTCAACGGCCAGAGCAAGATCTTTCAATATCTTGAGATTGGAATCAATCAACTCTTGTAAATCTTCTTTTTTGACTTTTTCTAGTTTTTCAATTAATAATTTTATTTCTTCAATGCTTAACATAACAATATTTAGAATTCAAATAATTTGTTGAACGTGTTACTGGTTTCTGTGGATTGCACGTCCCAACCCAACACACCTATGAGGTTGTCAATCTTCTGGTCCAGTATCGTTGCTTCCATGGCATCACCATCAAATGGAAGTTCCTTGAACCACTCCGGTATACGCATCTCATCAACAGGGTATGCAATACTAGTGTAACCAAGTGGATTGTTTTTAAGTTTACACACTATTACTTTGGCACCATCTGTTATTGGCATCGAGTACTTGTCACCATACATCTCTCTACACTTGTTCCAGTTCATACTGGCTCTCACATGTCCTGGCATGTTTGCTCTGCCCTGTTTCTCTTCTGCTTCTGTGTATTTGGTCATGTTATTTGCTCTCTTTGGTGAACCCTTTTCCCATCCTGGTCTGGATTTGAACTCTGCCCTAAATTCGCTAATTTTGTCTAGTACTTCTTTCTCGTCCTTGCCTTGTAGTACCATGTATAGAAGATCACTCAGGAAATCCTGTACGAAAACAGGTGTGTCTGATCTTTTGAGATCCAGTCCCATCGCTTTCATCTTGCCATCTTTGCCGTCAACATCAGCACGTTTACCTTCTTTGTCGTAGTACAATACAGCATATCTTTTCTTTGTGATGAACAATCCCTTTGATGCCACAAGTTCTCTCCCTGCCGCTATAACTTCTCCACGTGTGCTTGGACAGTGGAAGCCCTTGGTCATGAATGCTTTGAAAGATCCGTTGACCTCATCCGCTATCTTGTCATACAGTGCCACAACGGAATCTTTGGTCCACGGTATAACACCTTCGTTGATCTCTTTTTGTAATGTCTTGTATGCCGAGAAGTAAACAGAGTCTGTGTCTCCATACACAACACTCTCACCTTTGTGGTCATACTTGCCTGCAACAATCTCATTGACTTTACTTGCCATATGTTTTGTGATACACCTGCCTGTAAGTGTTACACTTTGTCCAATTCTTATGTCAAAGAATCTACAACCTGGATTTAATATCGCACCGTATAGACTGTTTAGATTAATTTTCTTTACAAGTTGTCTCTTGTCCCAATACTCTCTTTCGATCTCGTTGTCGCCACACTCACGCATCTTCTTTTGCATTTCTTGACGTTCTGCATACCAACGTTTCAGTAAGCCTGGTATGATGGCTTCGTACTCATATGTAAATATGGTGCCGTTTGCACTCAGCATCCATTTGTTGTTGCCGTCAAATATTATCTCGTATAGTTGTGCCGCACTCATACGCACACTGGTCTTGTCCTCCCAGTCCACAATTATCTCTGTGCCTTTCTCTTGATTCATCACTGCCTGATACTCCCAACTACCAAATTGGCTGTCCCATGCCGCCGCAAATGATTTCTTGGCGTGTTTGGCCCTGTTGATCTCTGCTGAAGTTATCACTGGCCTAATCTGTCCCACTATGGTCTCCGGTCCCATGTTCAATGCTCTGATCACACTTGGATACAGTGAGTTAATGTCGACAGATCCTATCCAGTCGTGTATGCCTTTTTGTGGTGTTGCCACGTGGGCTCCTGCCGCCGGTTGGTTCTCCTCACCGTCTTTCTTGTACTTCCTGCCCGGTACCTGCATTCCGCGTCTGTGCGTTTCGTTCACAATCGCCTGTTCTGTAACTGCAACAGCACCCATTGTTGTCTGTAGCAGTACAGTATTCTGGTGTGCTATCTCATTGGCAAGTTCTATGAACTTTAATTTCTTCTCTAGTTTGGCCAACAGTGCAGTATCCTGCCTGTTGTATTCTATAAACAGTCCAAAATCGTTTTTATACAAGTTATCGAGAGATCCTTCGTAGACTGTTTTCCTCTCATCTAACTCATGTTCACCTATTGCGTCCAGTCTGAAACTGTGTCTTTCCTCATATGTGTATTTCCTGTATAGTTCCAACAAGTCCAAGTGTACACGTCCCACAAGATCAAAACTCAACTGCTCCCTGCCATATTTCTCGAACACTCTCTTTCTAGGTTTTTCACCCCAAAAACACAGACGTCTTGTGTCATCTGAACTTAGAACTTTTTGTATCCTTCCAACAGTGTATGGGATATCATAACCTTCACTGTTCCAACCTGACAGTATGTCTGCATCTTGTACTAATTCTAAAAATGCATCTAGCATGTCTTTCTCTTTTTCAAACAACATGGTGTTGTCAAATCTTTTTGTGAGTTCTTTTGCATCGTCCATGCTGATTGTTTTAGGTGGCACAGCGAATGTGACCAGTTGGTCCGTCCAGCTCATGTAACAACTTATGGCAGTTATGGGCATGAACGGATCATCTGTTGTTGAATAGCCTCGATCTGGATCGAAGTCTACTTCAATATCAAAAAACATAACATTTAACTTGGGCGTCTCCTTACCTAAGTAGTTCTCTTCCAAACACCTGAACACAGGATTGATATCATTCTCGTATAGTTGTTTGTTAGATCTTATTCTTTGTTCTTTTATGAATTCTTTGTTAGTAGCACACTGCACTCTCTGTAAAGGTGCGCCAGTCATTGATCTGTGTTTGCCCCTTGCGTCCTCGTAGTAGAACACGTACCTAGCATCATACTCCGTGAATATTCTGCCTTTCTTGGGATCACGTTCTACAACGTATATCTTGTCCTCATCTTTTTTAAATAATGCGTCTATGTAACTCATCTACCACCAATAACTTGCTACGCCGTAACCGTAGACATTTATGATTGAAAAATAGCCAGTGATCATCATTACGAATGCCGCACCTCTCCTGTATGAAGCATAACATTGTGTCGTTGCTCCTACAAAGAACATGGGATAAACGATCGTCATGTCTGGATTCGTGGCTGTAATTGCTAGTGTAAGACTGGCTCCAACTGTGAAAATAAAACTTACTAGTTCAAAGTAGAATGCCGTCCGGTCACTCTCAAAACTACGAAGCCAGAATGATCTGACTTTGCCTAACATTAAAGTTTGCCGGCTGTGTTTAGAATGCTCTCCAGCGTGTCCATCTCATCTGCGATGTTCTGATAGTTGCCTTTGTGTGCAACTGATATCGCTTTGTTGATGAGTGCTGGTTTCAATTCTAGTTCCTCTGCGATTGCTTTTACTGTGTCTTTCAATCCACCTTTTAAATCCTCAACTTCGCCTAGTACTTGCGAGCCTTGTGATATAATCTGGATTAGTTTCTGCTTCTCAGCGTCATTAAAGTTTCTTACTGCCATTTGTTTCTCCTGTTGTTATCCAACAAGTATATAACAGAATTGTAAGGAATGCAAATTATTTTTTCTTGGTAGCAACGTTCTTGGCTTTACCACGTCTATTCTTGCTTGGATCTTGTCTACGTTTTCTTGATGCCGCGGACTTCCTGCCTTTTTTGCCTAGTGCGTGTGCTTTCGATCTTGGTAAGCATTTAGGTTTTCCTTCTTTGCTAGAACCCCTTGCACAGTCTCCCCTGATCTTGCCATCAGGACCAAAACGCACCCATTTGTCCTTGAACCATTTTTTTAG